AGCAACTCTTTCAAGTGGTTCTGTTGAAATAAACATAGATACAGTTTCTGGAATGTCAGAAGGTACATTCGTCTTATTAAATACAGATATACAATGCTTTACATCAAACGAATCTGATTGGGATGCTGTAAAAGGTTCTGTAAGTGGAAACATACTTACTATATCTTGTCAAAACACGGATTCAACTGCAAATGTTTCATGGTTGGTCATAGGTGAAAGACAAGACCAGCATATGATAGATACGAATTGGACTGACGAGAATGGTAAAGTAATAGTAGAACCTTTAAAAAATTAATTAACTAATAAGGAGTCTCAAAAATGAATTGGGCAAAATACGCTGATAAGAAAGGCAAGACAGCCGATTTTAAAAGTAAAGAAAAAGTAGTACAAGAAGCTATTTCAGAAGTAAAAGATGAAGATGGCAAAGTTGTACGTCCAGCAGTAAAAGAAAAGAAAGAGTCATACATTGCTATGGTAGAAAAAAGATGGGATGCTGAAAGTGGTGAAGCATTACCAGACCAAGAAAGGCAGTATTCTCTATCTGATTTAGAAAGAATGAAAGCTAGATGTGATGATGAGATGGCTAAAGCAAAAGCAGAATCAGATGGACTAGCAAAAGCAATTGAAGATTTTAAAAAACTTTAATTAAATAAAAGGAAATACAATGGCTAAAAAAACAAAAAAAGAAGAGCCATTTTTTCAAATTGAAGATAAAAAATATCCTATTGAAAAGATGACTAATGAGCAGAAGTTAATGATTAATCATATTAATGATATACAAAGCAAGGAAAATACTAATCGCTTTGTAGCGGACCAGTTAGCAGTTGGCAAAGAGGCTTTTATCAATATGTTAAAAAGTTCATTGAATACTAAAGACCATTCACCTCATGACCCCGGTGATGAGAATGATAATATAATTAATGAATAAAGTAGTCAAAAAATTAGATAATGGAGATTTTAAAGTTGTTGATTCGAGTTATTCCATTCCTATTAGTTATGCTACTGAAAGGATGCAGTCAAGGTTGGAGCGTGGGAGGCGTTCAGCTAACTCCACAGGATTCTGTTTCAAATTCGGTATTTATAGAAATAGTGGGGATTGATTCATCTTTGCATTACTATCATGAAAGAGTCTATCAAAGTCAGAACTGGTGTTGGATTCACCACCAATTTGAAGATGTTAAACTGATTAATGAGTGATGAAAGACCAACATATAGAAGTTATGGTTCAAGTATTATTGATGATAATCTCAATTTGGGCATCAACGTTAAGTTTCTGGTTAGGCTTTGCATTGTCGCTTGTTTGCTTGGGTGGTATTCTATGCATTTACTTGATAGGTTGGAAAGAGTTGAGGAAAATCTATTGGAAGTTAGTAGCGAGGTTAGGAGTTTGGCTGATAAGCAAATGGTTCAAGAGCGAGAAGAAAGGGAACGATTGGCTAATCAGCTTAAATTCTATGAAAAAGAAATGAATTTAAATGTTAATCCAGCAAGTTGGTTTAGCAAAAAAAAGCGGAAATAAATATGGATTTTATAGCACTCTATTCAGAAGCTGGAATGATAGGAATTTGTGGAGCATTACTTGTTTATCTTGTTATGTCTTTATCAAAGAAAAGTGAAACTCAACAAGAGTCATTAAGGAATTTAGAGATTGAAAACAGAGGTCAATCTGAAACCATTGAAAATATGGAAGGGATGATTATTAAGTTGATTTCAAGATGGAATGAATCAGATTCTGTTCGTGACCGAAGATATGAGCAAAATATGGAAGCATTAAGCGATTTAGAAAAACAGCTTTCAAGGATGGATGGAATAATGAGTAGGATGAATGGCAATGGAAAATGATGAGATAAGAGCAATATTAGTAAAGCATGATGAGAGGTTAAAAAATATTTATTCATCCTTAAATCGAATTGAGAAACATTTAGAAAAGTTAAATGGTAAAGTAGAAAGCCATGAACAATCTATTGCAAAGGTTCAGGTTCTTGGAACTGTTGGGATTTTATCTTTTCCAGTAATCATAAACATAATAATGAGGTTAATCTAATGAAAAAGTTAATCAAGATACTTAAGGACTTATTAAATGGTTTAATTAAGTCTCAAGTAAAAGTATTACAGAGTGAAGCATTTGAAAATCAATTAGCCAACTCAATAGCTAGAAAAATACCAGATGTTCCGGGATTTGGAGATGCAGAACAAAAAATGGTTGCAAAAATGGCTATTGATATGTGTACAGATAGACTAGCTGAAGCAGTTAATTTAGAAGCTGATTGATAGTGCCTAAATCAAAATATAAAAAACCAAAATCAAAAAAGCCTAAAATGGGCAAGAAAATAAAGAGGCGATAGTTAGTGCCAATTCCTCCAAAAAGCGTTCAGGAAGTAGCAAAAAAAGCGTTAGAAAGACGAAGAGAAGCACCTAAATCAAAAAAAGGTGGTACTGCTGTTGGAATTTCAAGAGGTCGTGATTTAGCTAGAGGTGCAAACATTAGCATGAGTTCAATTCGTAGAATGGTATCTTTTTTTGCAAGGCACGATACTCCAGCAGAAAGAAGAAATAGAAAAGAAAAGATTTCAAGGGCATCTATCTCTTGGGATTTATGGGGAGGAAATCCCGGTAGAAGATGGGCGGAGTCTATCATTAGGAGATTAGCTTGATGTATAAATTCGGTAAAAGAAGTCGAGAAAGATTGAAAGGTGTTGATGCTAGATTAATTAATGTATTGAATGAACTAATTAAGATGATGGATGTTACGATTATTGAAGGTGTAAGAACTGCAAAGAGGCAAGAAGAACTATTAGCAAAAGGTGCAACAAAAGTAAAGTATTCTAAACACATGGAAGGTAAAGCAGTAGACCTCGCTCCCTATCCAATTAAATGGGATGATAGAGATGGATTTTATTACATGGGTGGAATGATAAGAGGTATAGCACAGCAATTAGGATATAAAGTAAGATTTGGCGGAGATTGGGATTCTGATGGCGATACTAGAGATAATTCATTCGATGATTTAGTTCATGTGGAGATACTTGATTAATGTTTTTATATTGTCCAAAAAAAGAAATGATATGTGCTTTTTGTGGTTCATCAAATAATGAGTTGCGATGTGGAATTGCAAAGGGTGAAAATAGAATTAATCATTTTACTAAATGTCCATACAAACCGAGAAAAAAATGAAAACTAAACTCCAACAAGCTATGAACAATGAGTTCTGTAAAGAACAACCATTTGAAAACATAGATGAGTCAATAAGACTTGCAAAAGAGATAAAGATATATGATTTAATTGATGCCAATGGGAGGACTATTAATAAGGTTGCTGAAATTATAAACAGATTGCAAAATGCAGAGATAGAAGTTTTAAATATAAATTATGGAGATTTTAGAGCATGAGTACATACGAATCAAATCTATGTGACTTGAATGATGTTTTGTTTTGCTTACCTGAAGCATCAAAATACAATCAAAGGTCGTTATTGTCACCAAATTGGGTAGCATCTGGAACAGGTAACTTGTATAATCTATACTCACCGGGATATATATCATCTGATGCTGTACTATATAAGGATGGTCAAGATTTAGGAGTTGAAGCTGGTTCTGAACCCTCATCAGGTGGTGAGTGGCGATATACAGACAATCTTATTCAATATTTTGAAACCAGTACGAATGTAAGTCAATTAAATGGCTCTATCTGGGAGATTGGGCAAGATACAGATACATTGATAACAGGAACAATTATCCCTAGAGCAAGTGATATGATTAGGTCAATGGTCCAACAACCTCTATATCCAAGAAAGGGAGTGGGTATTGCAAGTAAAACTGGTCACGATTATCCAGAAGTAATTGTAATGGCTACAGCTTATCAAGCCGCTAGTCTTATTGTTGGTGTATATGATACAGAGTTGAGGGATGAGTTAGCTGGTCAGGTAATGAATGTAGAAGAAACAGGAATCATTGATAAAATTAGAAATGGCTCTATATCTTTATATCAGCATAATGATATGGCTTTAAATAAGGGAGTTGTTCGCAAAAAATCAGTAAATGCAAATAGCACAGCAGATATAGTTGATATTCGTGGAAGATGCACAGTTGAATATGATTTAATTGAAGTTAAAATAGATTCTGGAGGTACGCTTACGAGGGGAACTGATAACACAAATATTACATTCTCAACTAAAGGACATTCATCTGCTGGATTGCAAACCTCTGACCTTGTAACTAATCAAATTATATCCGGTGGATATGATAGCATTGGTAGAGGTTTAGAAGTCAGGTTTTCATATGGAGTTCTGAATACCAATGATTCTTGGGAGATTGAATGCTCTGGCATTATAGAAACTCAAGCAACTCCAGTTAAAATGGTTAGAGCAGAAAGAATATGATTGATTATACAAATCAAATGCACAAAGCGATTGACAAGGTTGCATCTGTCATCACAAAAGAAATAACTGGTGTACCTATGTCATTTGATGAGAATAAAGGAAATTCATCTTTCTATTTACAGCCATTAAATGATGATGTTGTTGAGAGGTTTGCATCAACTGTTATTAGACAATATACATTATTGTTGGTTTATGAAATAACTACTGGAGGTCAATACTCTGAAAACGTATTTAAACAACTTTCCAATATAGCTGAAAGAGTTAAGATTATTTTTTCAGGACCACAATCATCTACAGAAGATGAATATTTTAATGGTGTATGTGAATCAATCGAATATGAAAGAGATGATGACCAAACAAAAGCTAGAGCAAACATCACATTAACAGTACAAAGGTTAGAAACATGAAGATTAAAATTAAAAAAGATTGTCAGATACCAGAGCATAGTGGATGGTGTTTTATGGCATCTGGATATGATGAAGAATTGATAAAGGATATCAATGAAGGCAAAGAGGTTAAGGTTGATAAAATTCATCCTCTTGCTCGTAAATTAGTTAAACAAATAAAAACAAAGGATTAAAAATGGCTATCTCTGGAACAGCATACGACCCAAAGCTATTTCAATTTCTAATTGCCGAACAAGATGCTTATGGTACTATAAATGGTGCTAGTGGCAATGCTTATATCGCATTGGATGTTGATAGTATAGGTTCACCAAATTTAGGAATAAATCAAACATTAGATGTAAGAAGTGGCTCAAGAACTTTACTAGATACTAGTTTCTTTCAAGATAACTTTTCATCTGTAAAAGAGTTTTCGGTAAGTGGCACAGCAACAACTGAAGGACTTGATTTATTATTAGCACATTTAACATTAGATACATCTGCACCATATGAAATAGCCTCAAATATTGCTACATCATCATATAGGTCTGGAACAACAACAACATCAAATCAAGTTTTATCGGTGGTGATGAAATCAGCCGCTACTGATTCAGATTTAACTTTCAAAGATTGTTTTGTGACATCTTTAACATTGAGTGGTGATGCTGGAACTGAAGGTGGAAGAGTTAAATTTAGTGCAACATTTCAATCTGGAACAAAGTTAGCATCTGGTGAATTAACAGCAACAAGTATAGCGGTTGATACTGCATTTACAGCCAATGACTATTTTATGAGTTCATGGGATGCAGATGATAGGATTATAGCTGGAGTTGCTAATGCAGTTTTATCATCATTTTCATTAACTATTGACAGCCCAATTAATTTTTCAGGAGTTGCATCAACTGGATATGAACAAGCATCTAGGAGCGGTGAAATCTCTGCGACAGCATCTTTTTCATGTTTGTATGATAATAACTTTTTAGATATGTTTGAAAGATTCAATACAACTCAAGTTTCAGGAGCAACAACAGGGCAAACATTATGTAATCATCAAGCGGCTTTGGCTGATGCAAACTTTGGTTTTAATATGCCTAAATCAATCATTACAAATGTATCTTTTAATGAAGGTGCATCAATGATGTTAGATGTTGAGGTTAAGGCATTGGGTAGTGGTTCAGCCACATTAATCGGAGTCAGTTGTTAAAATAAAAAGGGAGCATAATAATGAAAGTGGTTTTAGATGGTATTGAAATCATGGTTCGAGATATTAAATACAGAAACAAACTTGAGTTAAAAGGTGAGTTTGCAGATGTTTATAGGAATGGGATTGATAATGTTAGCCAAAAAGAATTTAATTCTCTTTTAGGTAGTGTATCAGATATTGCTTTTGCTGACCCAGAGACAGCATTAAAAGAGCATGATTATGATACCCAGTTAAAGATTCTAACAAAAACAATGATGGATTATCTTGAACTTTCTGAAGAATCAAAAAAAGAACAAGGGGATTGAGTTATGCTGTTTGGCATTGGGTATTTCAAAGGAAGCCACATCAGCAATTTATGCTCCCTTACATTGCTCAATCCCCAATTAATCGTAAGAAAAAAGAGTTTAACACAATAAATGATATATGGGATGAATTACTACTCATTGAAGAATCTGATAAATTTAGTCTTGGTCAGCAATTATTCTATCTTGTTCCACTATTTGCAAACTCTGATAATATTATTACTGATAAAGATATCCAAATGATTAATGAATATCATTATGTAACTGAATATAATATCCCTCTTGGAACTACATTAGATGAAACAGATGCTCATAAATTATCAATGTTTAATATAGTTAAAAGTGAAATGGGATTAGCATTAAAACATAAAGCAGATAAAAATGGCAACACAAAAAGTTAATATAGATGTAAGAACAAAGGGTGCAAAGAAATCCAAAGATGAGATAGGTGGATTAGGTAGGTCGATTAAAAGTTTAGGAACAGCGGCTATCGGTGCTGGTGCGGCTTACTTTGGAACTAGAGGATTAATCAATGCTATTGTATCTTCTACTGAAGCATTTGGAATCCAAGAACAAGCAGAGAAAGCTTTAGAAGTTGCATTAGGCAGAACATCTACAGAATTATTAAATCAAGCAAGTGCTTTACAAAAAGTTACTACTGCTGGTGATGAAGCTATAATCGAACAACAAGCATTTTTAGCATCATTAAAATTTACAGAAGAACAAATTAAAACAATTATTCCTGTTGCTTTAGACTTATCAGCCGCTACTGGGATATCATTAGAGTCAGCAGTAAGAAACACCTCAAAAACATTTTCTGGACTTGCTGGTGAGTTAGGTGAGTTAGTACCTCAATTAAGAGATTTAACAACAGAAGAAATGAAAGCTGGTAAAGCTGTCGAAGTTCTTGGTGAGTTATTTGAAGGACAAGCATCGGAACAAGCAAAAACCATGTCAGGTGCTTTAGACCAAGCTATGAACTCTGCTGGTGACCTTGCTGAAGCTATAGGTGAAAAACTATCTCCGTTAATTAAAGTATTAGCAGAAGATTTTACAGGAGCAACAGAATCTCTTACTAGTTTTATTGGACCAGAAATGATTTCAAGAGAAGAGCAGTTGCAAAGTTTATTAGAGCAAAGGTCAAAATTAATTGGCGATAATACTAAAAAAACAAAAGAAGCTGTTTTAGTTAGTGATTTGTTTACAGATTCAGCTTTAGAGCAAGGAAATATTCAAAAAGATACTTTAGATTTTGGAGTAAATGCTATTGATGAACAAATTGAAAAATTTGGAGAGTTATTATTTATTAAAGAAAGTGAAAGTAATTTAGATATAAAAAGAGCATCAAATGCTATTGAATTTGGAAAAATAGAAAAGCAAGTGATAAATGATAGCTTTTTATTAGAAGGTAAAAGAAAAAAACAAAAAGAAGAAATTTTAATTCAAGACCTCAAAAGTGCGGCTCTTTCAGGTAAGTCAGCAAAAGATGCTATGAAATCAGTTGTGAGAGCAGAAACAATGGAAGCTGTAGCTGGTTATATTGCAAGTGTTTTAAAAAATGTTCCCTTTCCTCTTAATGTAGCACTTGCGGCTGGTGGTGGTGCATTGGTTAGTGGATTAATTGATGATGCTTTATCATCATTTGCAACTGGTGGCGATTTTGTTACTTCTGGACCACAGATGATTATGGTAGGTGATAATCCCGGTGGTAGGGAGAGAGTTCAAGTCACTCCATTATCATCACAGAATATAAATGGTCCGCAAGGTGGAATAACATTAAATATATCTGCTCCATTAGTTGATGAAACAGTTGTTGATAGTATAATTCCAGCTATTGAAAAAGCACAAAGGATGAATCTAGCTTGAGTAGTATAAAAGAAAACTGGTTATTTCAATTTGGATTTTACAATGGTAAGGGCAATGGTAATGGTGATGGTGGCTTTAGTGCAATCACTCAATCAAATGGAAATCCTAATCTATTAAAAGGTGCTATAACAAGTTCAACTGCGACTAGCATAGATGTAGATGATAGTGCTGTGTTTGATGCTGGTGACCATTTCAGAGTAGGTGATGAAGTTATTTTAGTTAATAGCATTACTGATGGTGATACCTTATCTGTAAAAAGAGGACGATTAGGAACTACTAAAACAACACATAGTGACAATGCTCAACTTTTTTGGAACAACTATCTTGCGATATCCATTGATGATACAACTTATAATTCAGTTCAATATATATCTGCAATTTTAAGTAGACCTAAAATAAGAGAATCAATCAATCTATCAAATTCAACCTCTAAAACATCTAATATATCTTTATCTGTTGCAGATTATGAATATGAAGGCTCTCCAGTTTCTCAAGAGTTTTTCGGTGGTACTCATAAATACATTAATCAAGAGGTTAAAGTTTTTTCTCAAATTAATAGTGATACACCAACTCAAATAGGAACTTTTAGATTAACTGATATATCAACAGATGGATTCAAATTAAATCTTTCTTTGGTAAGTCATAGACCTTGGGATTTTATAAGCATACCACAAACAAGAACAACTGGTACAAATAGACTCTTCCCGGTTGCATATGGTTCATATGATAGCACGACCACATCAACAATTTCATCTACAGATTTATGTACTAATAAAGATTTATTTCCTGTACCTATAGATAAATTTGGTTCAGGTTCATGCATTACTTTACATCCTCATCCTAATACAGTTACAGATGCAAAAGTTTTTTATTATGAAAAAAATATGGATAAGTTTATTCCTATATACACAACAAGCTATTTTATGGATACGATTGCTTATGAAGGTGGATTTGCTAGTAAAGTTCCATCTACTTTAACAAGAGCAATTAAATTTAGACCAGATGCTTTTGATGTAGATAACGAATTTACAGATGCAGATAATGCTTTTGATGGTAGCACAAGCACATTTTCAACAGATACAAGTGGTGAAGCACAAATTGCATTAGGGCATCCAAGTCTATCAGATACTTTTACAGATGATAGAGAGTTAATTTTATCTATACCACAATTAGATGGAAGATGTAATACTTTTAAACAGAAAGTATATGGAAATGTAACATTAACTAAAAGCGGTGGTAATATTAACACATCATTGTCTACTGTTAAATTAAAGGACCAAACATACTCAAGAAATGCGGCTGTATTTACTCAAACTAATGTAGGAAACACAACTCTAGGATATAGTAGTGTAATTGATTCTTATACAGAAAATAATAACTTACCTGAACAAATAAGATTTCAAATTGTTACAAATGTAGTCTCAAATGATTCAAATGTGGCAACTGTAGAGGGTTCTGGAAAGGTGTATGATGTAGAGTGTCAGGCTCAAATGCAAGTAGACCCAAATGCAGATAAAAAGAATTTTAATGTAAAAAACTTGTATTCAGGTGCAGATGGTCTTTCACGTTCTTGGTCTAGTGGTGCTTGTGATGAAATACAAGAGGCTCATTTAGATTTGTTAATGAGATTTGCTGGTTTAACACAAAAAGATGGAACTGCTATCACAGACCCAACAAGCGATTCACAAGTTGATGGCTGGGGAGCATTAGATTCAGCCAGAACAGATTGGGATATACGTTACTGGACATTGGAAGAAGTACCATTAAAAAAGGTATTAGATAGGATGGCTTTTGAAGGTTGTTTTATTTATAGGTATAAAAGAGATGGCACTCCTGAATATATACATATACCTAACTCACCATCAACAGAACATACTTTATCGAAAGATGATATTTCAAACATTCAAGTGAGTATAACTCCATTTTCAGAGATTATTACAAAAAGAAATATTAGTTATAAAAAACATCCAGCAGAGAATAGATATTTAGAAACTGAAACAACTATTGATTCAACTAATAATCCACGTCAAAAATGGGGATTAAAAGACAAAGAAAATATTGAAGAAGTAAGTTTAGATATGCTTGTTAATAAAATAGGTGATACTGATAGCGATGGTAATATTGGAGATGAAAATCCTAACAATAGTTTTGCGGCTTATTATAATAATATCTTTGGTGATGTGAAAGTAATGGTATCATGCTCAATTAGTAATAGTAACTATTTAAGTATTGAAGTTGGTGATATAATCGAGTTCGATGAAAACAATATGCATCCACTAACCCCAATGGGACATAATTCAGCAACTTGGAACAATTTACAAATGATGGTCATATCAACCGATAGAGGTGTTGGTTCAATGTCTATAACTGCGAGGGAAATATAAATGGCAAAAACATTCTATTATGATTCAGGTGATTTATTAAATGCAACTCTAAATGATGGAACTTTTAGTGGCTCTAGCTTTAGTGATTCAGATAGCACAACAAATGAAGAGAGGTTAAATGACCAATCAATAGCAACTTCTATATCAGATTATGGTAGTGGTGATGCTGTTAAAATAACTTTTTCAGGAGTTACAGCACTTGATTTTGTAGCTGTTTATTTTACATCTAGTGAATCTGACAATCTCTCATTATATAGAGAGGCAAGTGCAAATAGTTATTCATCTATAAAAGATATGACTGCTACATTTAGTGCTGGGTGGACTGTTGGAGAGTTTGGTTCAGCATCAGCAACAAATTGGCATCTAGCATCTACATCTGGAAATGTAGCAAACCTAACTGAAGTGATTGTTGGTAGTAAGTTAGAATTTGAAATAAATCCAGATATCGGTATTTCAGAACAAGAAAATTATGGAGTTGATATTCAAACATCTTTAGGCGGTGTTGAATATGCCACTAAACTGCATAATCCTAAATCAACTATATCAATGTCATTTTCAAACATATCAGAAACATTTAAAGACAATCTCCAATCATTTGAGGCACAAGTTACAAACTTTAAAAAATTCATCTATTCGGAGGATGGTACTACTGGACCATTTCATTATGTGCGATTGGACTCACCCATTCAATTTGCAGAAGTGGCATTTCAGAGATATTCAGCATCCTTCACTCTGCGAGAACAACTCTCGTAATTCCTGTCTATGAAAGGCGATTGAAATATATCGCCTTTTTTACTTGCAACTGATTAAGTAAATGATTATAATTGCAATGATGAGACAATTAAATAACATACATTTTGATACAAAAGAGGGAGCATCAGGCTGTCTAGCCGAAATTGTCTCATCCCAATTCGCTCCCTCTGTATCACAAAAGGATGAGAATCAAATGAATTACAAACAAGCAAAAAAAGAAGGTAAAAGAGTAGATTATGTATTTGAATTTGCTAAAACTGATAAGGGCATGACTGCTAAAGATACTGCATTATTTCATTTATGTAATCCAAATGGTAATTATACATTATGTAAGGAATGGGGAAGTGAGGCTTATGATAAAGGATATTTTATACATGGAATAATTGCTGGAAGTTGGCATCGTGACCAGTTAAATAAATTATCAGAAATGAAAAAACCAAGATGGTGGAATGTAAGGTATCATGTTAATACCTTATATGAGGATGCTGTAGAATGGGCAGAGAAGGTAAAAGATGTTGAAAATAGAACTGATGAAGAAAAAGAATATGTTGAAAACTTTTTAAAAGGAGGTAAGTAATGACTAAAGAACAAAGAGATTTACTTATTGAACTTGTAAGGGTAGAAAGAAGAAGGCTTAATAATGCTAAAAGATTGACCTTTGTTTCTTATCATGAAAATGATGAATTGAACAAAGAAATAAAATTATGCAATGAAACTTATGATTTTTTGCTTGAGAGCCACATTGCTTATGTTGAACTTGTGAATGAAGGAGGTAAGTAATGGATAAAAGAAGAGCATATGAATGGAGCATATTATACTATTATGAAGGATATGATGATGCAGACCCAATCTTTGAAGAAAGTTTGGGAATGTTATTGGGGGGAGACTTTAATCATCCATTTTTAAAAGAAAAAAAGTTTACTAATGTCAATTTAGGTAATGAAAATGGAAAAGAGTTGTTTGGCGATTTAGAAATAAAGTTATGGAGATGGGATTCAGGTTTAGGCGAGTGGGATAATGATTACTCTCACATAGAAGATAATTCAGGAAAAATATTACTTTCTAACAATAATGCTTGGAAAGTTCCAAAAAAGTATCAACAAGAACTAAATAAGTTTTTACAAGGAGAGTAAGTAATGGAGAAGAAAGAATTTATTAAAAGTAGGGTAAATAGTATTGAGTGGAGTGAAGAAAAAAGGTGGAATAAAAATAATGGGACAATGGGAGAATTTAAACTCTATGCTAAATCTTGTTATGACCAATATAAGCAACACATAGGGACTATTGATTATGATTATATCGGATATGGAACTATTCAGCCTGTTATTCAGGGCGAGAATAAATACTACTATTACAACTGTGATAAGATGGAGTATTTCAAAACATTTGAAGAGGCTGAAAAGTGGAGTAAGAACCAGTACATAAAATCTGTTAAACTAAAAGCAAATTGGGAATTTAAAAAAGGGATTAAATAATGCAAGATAAAAAAACTAGAATGCTAATTAGTGGCATGAGTTGGGAGTCACAATCAACTATTGCTCTTAAAAACGTATTACACAATTTACAAGGCTTTTATCAGCATACTGAACTCAACCTCGATGATTTAGGTAAAGAGGACGTATTAGGCGAATTAAAGGCTTTATCGCACAAACTAGAAGATTTAATTGGTTATGTGATAACTAATTTAGATGATAGCATTAAAAAAGATGCTAACCCAATTAAAAAGATATGTGGTAGTTGTGAATCAGATAAGATAATCTATTGTAATGATTGTATGATTGAAATGGAGGCTAATCATGGAAAATATGATAAAAATAATAGTATCTAAAAGAGAGCATCGGTTGCTCTTGGAGATGATAGATACATTCACTAAAATTTGTGCCAATGACGATAAGAACCAAGATGCAAAAGAACTACTAGAGGATTTAAGAAATGTTAAAAAAGAATATGCCATCACAGATTCGCCAGAACCAAACATCTGTGACTAGATATGTACCTCATTCAATGAGGTATCATGCAGAAATCCAATATGAGGGGGAGGTGGCAATGCGAATGGTCTGTTGTGCTGGTGATAGTTTAGATGAATTAGCAACAGACATTAGCGAACAATTACTCCGTTTATCAAAAGCACTTCTCCCTCAAATAATTCATGTAGAAGATATTTTTAATCAAGAAGTAATAACAGATGATTTTTTAGAAGATTATAATAATGGAGTGTATAATGATAGATAAAATAGAATTGTATCTAGGCACTATATTTTATTACATACAAAAGTATGGTATGATATTAGTCTGGGCAATGTGTATAAATGTTTTAATTCAGTTAATAATGAGGAGCATAATATGAACGATAAGTTGATGATAGAGAAGGGTAAGAGTGCAGTAATCACTTTATCTTTTGACCAACCAAAAGTGGGAACTAACCCCAATGGTGCATGGTATATGTATGGAGTCAAACACAATGGTGTAGATAAAGTATTCTTTGCAACAGACATCTTCCATGAGAAATTATCTAAATTTAAGAAAGGTGATTCTGTAAAGATAAGCCATGTTGATTTAGGTAATAAATCTGTTTACAATGTAGAACCATCATCAGATAATTCAAATCAATCTAGTGGAAACAATGATAAAGATATGGCAATAAAATGGGGAATGGCTTTTAATAATGCAACAAGGTTAGTTGCTCATATGGATGCTACACCAAGCGAAAAAACAACCATTATTAAAGAAGTAATGCCAATAATGTTTGATATTGCTTGTAGTATGCCCAATGAAGAAGAAGAAGTAGAACTTCCATTCTAATGGCTCTTAAGCGAACTAAATACGATAGGGTTTTCTCTGACTATATAAGAACTAGGGATGGATGGACCTGTCAAAGATGTGGCAAGTATTACAACCCGGATGAGTCAAATAAGCGAATGGCTTTGCATTGTTCTCATTATTATGGAAGAGGTAGATATTCAGTTCGTTTTGAACCTGACAATGCGGTGGCACTCTGTTATGGATGCCATCGCTTTCTAGGTAGTAATCCAGCGGACCATTTAGATTTTATTCGTGAAAGATTAGGTGAGAAAAAATTTAGATTATTAACTAAAAAAAGAAATGAGATTGTAAAAAAATCACAAATGTTAAATGACCATTTTTACAATGAATTAAAACTGATGTTGGAAGATGCGATTGCTAGATTTATTTAGTGGAGTTGGTGGATTTCATAAAGGATTTCAACAAGCTGGATATCAGTTTGATTGGGTTGGGTTTAGCGAAATAGATAAGTATGCAAGTGCAGTTTACAAACATAGATTTCCAAAATCGGAGGAATTAGGTGACATTACAACTATTCGACCAGAAAGAGATTTACCAAATAACATTGATGTCCTTTGTGGAGGCTTTCCATGCCAAAGTTTCAGCATTGCCGGAAAAAGAGATATTAACGATACCAGAGGTACTCTTTTTTATGAAATCGCAAGGATTTTATCCTATTACAGAGATAAAGGAAACCCAATCCCCTATTTTCTACTCGAAAATGTTAAAGGCTTATATAGCCATGACAATTACGCCACATTTGCTAGAATCTATGAAGTTTTTACCAACCTTGATTATACCATTGAAATCGAAATGCTTAATACTCGCAACTTCGGAATCCCACAAAATAGAGAAAGAATATTCTTTGTCGGATATCTTGGAGACAGAGGTGGATCAAAAATATTTCCTATCGGAAAAAATGATAAAATTCATAACAACAAAAGTACCCGGTCAAAATCAAAAACCAAATTTGCTGGAGCAATCACTACTGGGGAGGGAAGTAGAAGAGAATCAAACTATGTTATCAGTAAAAAAGAAAACAAATTAAAACAAATTGGAAAGATTAATGAGGGAGATTCTGGTAAGGTTTATGATATTGATGGTATATCATGCACATTAAAATCTAGTGGTGGCGGCAGAGGTGCTAAAACTGGTTTATATAAGATTTCAAAATCAAAAGTAAAAGTACATACAACACATCCAAGAAGTGGTAACCCAGAACAAGGTGGAACAGGACCACTATCAAGAAATGATGGAAACACTTATTGTATAGATACTGGTAATGCTCAAGCTGTTGAAATAAAATCAAATATTAGAAGATTAACTCCTACAGAAACTTGTAGATTGCAAGGTTTTACAGATGATTGGAATGCTTATGGAAATCTTGATGGAAAACTTGTAGAAATGAGCGATACACAAAGATATAAACAAATGGGGAATGCTGTAACTGTTAAAGTTATTGAAGTAATTGCAGACAAAATGAAGGTTTTATTTAATGAATAATGGCTATATAAAATTACATCGCAAGATTTTAGATAATCCAATAGTGATGAAATCATCTGACCATCTAGCTGTATGGATGTATTTATTATTAAATGCAACTCACAAAAGTTTTGATGCAATGATTGGCAGTAAAAAAGTTACTTTGAATTCAGGTCAATTAATAACTGGTAGAAAGGTTATGGCAAAGGTATTAAAAATCAATGAAAGTAAAATTCAAAGGATTCTAAAACTTTTTGAAAACGATAAGCAAATCGAACAACAAACGAACAACGTATGTCGCATAATATCAATACTTAAATGGAGTGATTATCAACAATCGAACATTCAAGTGAACAACAAGCGAACACTAAACAATAATGTAAAGAATGTTAAGAATAATATATATACATCAGATTTTGAAATATTTTGGAAATTATATCCTAGAAAAGTTGGTAAACCAAAAGCATTTTCATCTTTTAAGAAAGCAATAAAATCAAATGAATCTCAACTTATTATTGATTCCTTGAAAAACCATCTAACGATTTGGAGTGGTCAGGAGATTGAATACATACCTCATCCTACTACTTGGCTAAATCAAGAGAGGTACAATGACCAAGTATCAAAACCAGATAAAAAGTTATTAAATGTTGAGGTTGTTCAAATGAAAAAATATATTTGTCCAACTTGTGAGAGTATTAAAGAATTAAGTAGTCAGCCATCATCTGATGATTTGATTTGTGGATGTGGTGAAGATAATTATATAAGGGATTGGGAGTATAAACATCTTAAAAATAGTAAAAGTAATATTGAGCCAAAGATAGATGATACTAAAGAAAGATTATTTGACCTTGGTGCTAACCTCGCAAAGAACTGGAGTATATAATGGAAGTTTGGGAATGGGCGGATAAAAGCCACATATTGAAAAAAAGAGATGAGAGGATTGGCATCCATGAAGGTAGATTAGCTGATGATGAAATCAAATTTTGTGATAAATGCAATACTTGTTGGGAGCCTGATAAATATTACTCAAGAAATTCTAATCAAGATGTCATTTTGTATTATCAAGATTTTCCTAGCTATGGAAAGGAAATAAAAACCTGTAAAAGATGCGGAGGTGATAAATGATATGTCCACATTGCGGAAGTGGAGTAGTGTTAAAGAAGGGATTTTCATATACTAAAAACAAACCGATTGCTCAAAGATTTATTTGCAAAGAATGTAAAAAACAATTTAGAGCAAGATTTCAAGAGGACCATACAGATTTACCTAAAATCTTATTAATGGACATTGAAACATCATTATATCACTTTGTCGGTTGGGGAACTTATAAGCAATACATTCAACATCATCAAGTCACTAAACATCAATACATTATAAGCTGGGCGGCTAAATGGTTATTTGATAAGAATGTTCAAGGTGATATTATAAGTACAGAAGAGGCTTTTGAAAGAGATGATGAAAGAGTCTTAAAATCAATCTGGAAGTTAATAGATGAAGCTGAAATTATTATTGGTCACAATGTTGAAAGGTTTGACCTTCGTAAGTTAAACTGGAGATTCATTTCAATGGGATTAAATCCACCATCGCCATATAAGATTATTGATACTTTAAAAGTATTTAGGAGGGAGTTTTTTGCACCAAGCTATAAGCAAGATTTTCTCACTAAATATTTCAAGCTGACAAATAAGTTAGAAACAGATTTTCAATTATGGGTAGATTGTGAAGAAGGAAATCCACAAGCATTAAATAAGATGATGGATTATAATAAGCATGATGTATTAGGACTAGAGCAGTTGTATTTAAAAGTAAGACCATATATTAAAAACCATCCAAATCTAGGAGTGCTAGTTGATGAAGATGTTTGTCCTAATTGTGCATCTCCTGACCTAATACAAACTTCAAATGTGTACTTCACAACTGCAAATAAATTTATGGTGTTAAGATGTGGAAATTGTAAAACTCCATATATCAGAGCCAAGAAAAATTCAAATTTAGTACAGACTAATTACAGGAGTGTACCTAAATGATTGCCTCACAAAATCCTTTTTTGTATAGAAGGGATGACAAAGCAATTATCGAAGAACCAAATGGGGAGGTGTTGTAGAACTATCGACATGGTTGGCGTTATGTTGGTGGATGTGAGGCAAAGTTTTAAAAATAAGGGAGATGTAATATGATAATGTTTGACATAGCTGAATGGGTAGCAAATATACTTATATTGGGTATCGGAGTATTCTTTTGGGTACTTGCTATCGGAATAACTTTTTTAATAATTAATGAACTATTTAACAGATATAAGGATTAGAATGAAGTTACCACATACCAGACCTTGTGAATTATGCGGAAAATCAGAAGATGAGTATGAACGACAGCGGCAAGAAAGAGAATTAAAAAAGAAAGAATTAATCGCATTTATTATAGGTAGAAGGTCAGTACGTCAATTTAGTACAAGAGAAAATGAAGTATTTGATGCATACTTTGATTTAGGGATTAGAGATTTTCAACAAATTGCTGATAACTTTGGGATAAAAGCATATTCGGTTGAAACCTATTATGACAGAGCGATGGATAAATTATTAGGTATGGATTTTGAACTTTGATTGATATTCCAATAAAGCATTCAATTAAATTAATCACTTGGAAGGAAGTTAATAAATACAACTTTGGGAAGAGAGGATTTGCAGATGGAAATAAGGAAGAACAATATACTGGAATACTTGGACAAAATGTAGTATGTGATTATTACAATCAACCATTAACAAGTGGCAAAGATGGCTTTGATGGTGGAGTTGATTTACATATCAAAGGTAAAAGAGTAGATGTTAAAACAATGGGAAGAAAAGGACCGGTCAAAACAGGATATACAAATAACTTCCTAGCGGCTCAAGATGGTTACAATACAGATATATACCTATTCTGTTCAATTAATAAAACCGATTCAATACTTACGATATGTGGCTGGGTAACAAAAGAACAATTTAAAAATCGCAGAGTATTCCACAATAAAGGCTCAATACGAGTTAGAAGAGATGGTACAGCAATTAAAGTTAAATCTGATTTATATGAGATAGATAATGATATGTTAAATCCAATGTCCATGTCCTTTTAGTATGTCCATATGTCCATTTCCTTTAAAAGAGGAATATATATAGTATGCACTTTCCTATTTTTATTCCTTGTATATCCTTTAAAATTTTGTAGTATATACATTTTCAATATAATTAATCACTTATAAAACAAAAAACTCTGATTTTGTAGTGGAATCCTTGTATATATAGAGGCGTGTTCAAGCCTCACTCGCATAGAAAAGACTGATAAAGGATGGAATTTAAGGGCGATAGACAGGAATTGAACTTGTTGTCCGGGCAACTAAATTATGAAAACAGAAGGTACTACATTAAATGTTGAACTTGTTGGCATTAAGAATCTCAAGACTACCCATAACTGGAGACTTGAGTTTGATGTTTATGAGATTGACTCTGAAAAAGTTAAAGAGTTACTTGATAAATTGAACAAGGCTCTTGTAATGGCATTAGTAGACTATGAGTAAACAGAAGGAAAACAGAAGGTTGAATGGTCAGTTTAAAAAAGGTCATAAACCAGCTACTATGTGGAAGAAAGGACAATCTGGAAACCCAAATGGAAGGCGTGGAGCGTTAGCCGATATCATTAATAGAGTTTGGGATGAAGAGGATGAGTCAGGTTTAACTAAAAAAGAAAAGATGGTCCGAAGAGTTTTAAGTATGGCAATGAATGGTTCAATGAGTGCAGTAACTTATTTAAGTGATAGAAGTGAAGGTAAAGCCAAAGAGACTAGGGAGATATCACATAAAACAGAACCTATTAAAATTTTAAGCATTGATTAATGGCAAAGGTTACAACAGCAACTAGGAAAAGATTGACAGCACTAGCAAAGAAAAATAAACTATTACCATCATCATTAATAAAAGTATATCGCAGAGGTTTGGGAGCGGCTGTTGGTTCAGGAACAAGACCGGGACAAACTCCATCGAGTTGGGCAAGTGCTAGAGTAAATTCTTTTATTAAGATTGCTAAAGGTAGGAAAGCAATTAAACATGACCCTGACCTTGCTAGAGTAGAAAGAAAAAGAAGAAGATGAAGATTCGTAAAGTTGCAAAAGATAAAACATTTAAAAGTGTACCAAAGAAATACCTCTCTGGAACTAAAGGGAGCAAACGTTCACAACGAGGTAGTGACTTGGCTAGGATGCAACGATTATATAAAGCTGGTAAGAAAGTTCCCAAAAGTTTGATGAAAAGAGTATTTGGTTAATTGGAAAATAGATTCAAAGCGAAGAGAGATTATCGAGCATCAAGCAATTCGGAAAGTGCTAGTAGCTGGAAGAAGGTTTGGCAAATCTCATCTATCTTTGATATGGTTACTATCAAAAGAAATCAAGTCAGGCGAGAGGAGATGGATAATAACTCCTACCTATCGACAAGGAAAAGCAACTACATGGAAATTAATGCGACAGCTATTCAGAGAATATGATTGCCAGATTAATGAATCAGAACTTACAATTAAACTTACAAATGAATCAGAGATTGCAATTCGTGGAGCAGAGCAAGAGAA